GAGGAATCAGGGACGAACAAATACGATGGTACAAGTGAAAGTTACAATGATAAACAACCTTTGGAAACAGTTCCATCGCAACCAAACGAAGTTTCTCAGATGCTACAGGCAAAGGGCCTTGCGCATGTTAATTGATCATAGCACCTATAATAAACCCAATAAATCCAGCAATAATAAAGAGAATAATGTAATTTACAGAAGAAGCTGGGGATGAAAGTAGTTGTATCGCATATTGAAAGCTCGTTGTAGGTGTTGCATACAGATCAGGATTCTTAAAACTTCCTGTCCAATACAATATCCCATAAAATATACAAAAAAGTAATATAATACACAAAATGATTGCTACAAATATTCCCATTCCAGAATGGAAAAAGTTTAGAAATCTGTTTTTATCTATGGAGCGGTTCACAGAATATGTATCTCGTATCGCATCACGCTCGGAAAGAACGTCTTTTAAAACTTCTCCTGTAGATACATCTACCTGTATTTGTCCATTTACGATTGAATCTGGGTCGACTTGAACGCATTTGTATGCGCCCACGTCATCCTTCCGTATATTTATATTAGTATTTAGTTCCGTATAGGATTGTTTAAAGTCGGTGAAATTCATTAATTCCGTCGTGCTCATGACATATTGTGTAAAGCTTTCCATGTTTGTAATGGTTTTATTAGCACCACTTAAACGAGTCGAATACGGTGCTGTCATTTTTGCCGCGAATGAGACGTTGCCGAGATTTTTAAGGACTTTTTCCATCATATTAGCACCTATAGATATCCCATTCACTGCAACAAACACATGCATATTTTGAGAGGGCGTATTCGCGCCACTTCCCTTCAAACAAGTAGAATAAAATGCAAACCGTGCTCGTTTATTCGTTGGAAAACACGATTGTAAGGAAAAGGACCCAGCCGCTGTAGGATTTGCCAAGCCGTTCAGATAATTGATAGAAGCATTGGAACTTGTGCGAATAATTGGGATAATGAATGTTATGTAGGGCGTGCTACTTAGCTCATTGCTATACGTAATGGCAATATCTTCTTTATTGCCTGCCTGCGCGGTATTTGGAAGAATCCAGCTAGTATGAGATGATTGTATAATTTGTACACTTGCGACCGTGTAAGTTTTATTTAAGTAACGGAGAGTGCTGAGATTCGCATTTCCCGCTCCAACTTCATCTATCATACTGTTTGTAGTGAATGCGGGTGGTGTAGATCTTGTTGCCCATTGAAAATCAATGGTGATCGGTTCGCTCACACTATCATATATGGTATCTGTAACCGTTATAGCCATATTTAAAGGGAATGATGTGTTTGAATTTGGATCACATGTCGCAACATCCATAACTCTATCGTCATATGCCATTTTTTAACTAGCTTAAAATACCGGTTCCGTTTCATATTATATTTACTCGCTCTGTAAATATAATATGAAAAGGGAGTGCCGTGAATTAAATTTAATACTTCACCGTATAAGGCGTTACACAATCCCAGGAACGTATGTAGGGCCGTCAAACCGATAAATAGTCGCTGTCCCCCGTTGATTCGTAGGCGTAATTGTGACTACATCACGATCACCCAATTCTTCGCAACCAATATCATCTTGACAATCTCGGCGATTATAACGAATAGGGAGTTGGACAGGATTGTAAGTGTCTGTCCGGGTATAATACTGGAATCTGTCGGATCTTGCTGTTGTGCGACGCCCGTAAAGCGGCAGAATTTGCCCATCGTCCGTCTTTATGATTCCCATAGATTGATATGTCTCGGGGATACCTCTTGTTGGAATTCGTGGGAGTTTTCCGTATATTTCTTCTGCGTTTGGAATATCTGGTCGCGTAATCCAGTGCCTTTCGGGTTTAGGCGCGCGCATATAACGATCATCCTGTTCTACTTGGATTACTTGTTGCTGTGGCATCTGGAATTGGATTGGCGGCAGCTGTTTTTGCGGCTGGTATGTATACCACAGGTATGAGCATATACCTAGAATCGCAACACAGACTACAAAGAACATGGGTGTCATACAAAAAACCCCTGGGGGGCATTTTGTAGTGAACTTGGCCATTCTACCGTGATGTGTTGAAATTAAGAACTCCCTTGGGTCTGCTTAACTTTAGAACGCTGGACCCGCTCCAGAGGCAACGCCATCCAGAGACGCACTATCCTGTGCGTATAGCTCGGTGCCCTTTTGCGCAAGACTGACTTCTTCGGCCAAGCGGTCCTGACCCGTTTGTAAATAGGGATTGCTCATAGGATCGTGTTTGATAGACTCTCGTGGGGCAGGAACACTGTCTTCGGCGGGAGGATAAATCAGCACACGGGCCTTGGCGGAAGCAGGGATGGTTACACCAGGCAGTCCGTCTTTACCGATTTGTTCTATTTCCATGAGGGGCGTATTATCCAAAATATCAGGAGATTCCAGAACTCCCGTCACGACATCCACGTGTTTAGCAGAACTATTCAGAATATTATAATCGGCGGGAAGCTCCTGTTTAGGATGCAAGGGGGCAGAGGTCTTGACCGCTTCCAGCCGGGTCTGTACATTTATCGGGTCCCTCGCTTGAAATCCCTCCATCCCTACAGGTTCTACCGTCCGCCGCATCAAGGGTGCCACGAAGGGTGCCAGTAGCAGCACGGCCAGAAATACCAGTTTGGATTTCGTCAGTGCAAATAAAATAGCAGCAAACCCAATCGTCATCAATGCGACTCCGAGAGGTGTCACATATAAAGTATAGAGTACCAGGGGTATAATAACAAAGGGGGCATACTTTTCAAGTTCACGCATTGTGTCCCTTCTCTACCGTGATGTGCCAAAATTAAGAACCCCGCAGGGCGGGTTCTGAAGGCCGGTAGCTTACAGACTCAGCAGAGGAACAATAACCCTTTGTAAAATCCAGAATGAAATTCCGGCGCCAATAGACTTAATAAGAAGCCCCACCATCGTGAGCTCTCCCGTTGATTTTACACTCCATGGAAGATAATGTGCAAAAAGGAAATTAACGACCGGCAAGCTAAATATGAAAACCAGGATACTCACAAAAGATGCAACCCGAATTTCGTCCATACTGCGTGCGAGCCAGGAGCGCTTGGGTGCGGCAGGAGCTACAGCTCGTGGCTGCTGTGCCTGGTAATTAGATCCCCATTCCCCCTGACTCGCCGCAACGGGACCCGTCGTATTCATCATTTGCGCAAAATCCGCCGGAGTGGGTTGGCTGTTGCCAATCATATGGGCGGTAGCCGGCCCCGCATCCATTTGGCGAGGAGCAATCGTATTGGGATTCGGCGCCTGGATAACACCTTGATTCATTCCACCCACTGCCGGAAGAGGCTGAATAGGAGGATTTGTGGGACCCGCCCCACCATTCATCTCATTCAGGATGTTTTGCACGAAATCTCCATCTCCTTGGGCCGGAGCCGTATCCAGTTCAGACAAAAGAGTGCTCATAGAGGTATTCTGAAGAATCCTAGTAAAATGGTTTCACCGCACGAAACGCTGAAAGGGCTCTATGATCCCATGCTTCGGACATTCAACCGGCGCTGCGTTGAATTTATAACAATCGTTATTGATTTGATAGGTTGAATCCTTTACTTCATCGTAAGGAGGCGCTTTCTGGATATGACAGCTGCTTCCAGTACACAATGGCTTTAGTAGCGCCATACAACCAACTCCTAAAATAAAACTAAATATCATACTGAATCTCTCCGTCCGAAGAAACTCGAACATCTCTGACATATCGTTTAATATTATATGCGCTAAAGGCAGTAGCGTGAACTATCAAACATATTCTGATACTTCACGCTACAATGATATATGTGTGGATCGCAGCGCTAATTATAATCTCTTAGTAGATGTTGAAACATATACGCTTAATACCTTTTATTGTTGGTATATGTGTCGGGCTTCTTATGATATTTTATTATGAACCTGGTCGTAGAACAATCTATGAATATCCCCATCCACAGAACGTAAATGAACGTGTGTATCGGGATACGAACGGAATCTGTTACAAATATTCGGCTAAAAAGGTGGATTGTGACGCGAATGAGGGGACGTTGCGACAATATCCTATACAGGCCTAAACCTTCTTGCGTTGATAATTGCCCCCACTTTCGCCTTGGACTGTTCCTCTTCGGTGATAACGGATTCCTTGGGTTTTGAGTTCGCAGCTATGTCCTGGATAGACCCTTCCCGCATTTGGGTTCGGACAGTCTCAAGGGCCAAGCCGACTGCGTTTTCTCCTTTCCACTTACTCGGGTCAAGAACTCGACTGTCCTTTTCTGCGAGTCCAATACCGGAAGGTCCCAATCTCAAATCCGCATAGACAAGCGCATCCGTCCCAGTTTCCATAAGTCGCTCCTTTAGAGTCTCTGTTTGGCCATATATTTCCGTAAATATTTTCAGCCAGAGCCCCTTTGCATCTACAGGTTCGCCCTTGACTGCCCGAGTCATTAGGCGAATGGTGCGAGCCGAGCGCGTTTTGAGGATATTTGTCCGAAGATCCGTCATTCCGAGTTCCCTCGCCTTTTCAGCTTCATACGCTTGAAGCGCCGTAAAATAGCGAGTCTCGCCCATCGTGAATTCCACCGGCCACATAGGGCTCAAAAAGCCATTCACATCCGAATCTGTATCAAAGAAGACACGTGCCTTGCGCCCATCCTTCAGTATCTGTCTGTAGGCTAACTCGGAAATGTCTCCTTCCGCTTCTTCCGCCGCTGCCACAGCCGTATCAACCTCCGCATCTACAACATATTTGCCCTGATCGTATTCCGGCTTGAAATCGTAAAAAGCCATGCGCATAACACTCTTCTCAAAGGGATCCTTGAATCCTAAAAGCTTGCGATCTTCATATGGTTGGCTCAAGAGAATTTCACGAGTCGTCGGGTTTTCAATGGGAATAATATTGCGAACGGCGGAGCGAACAGCGCTTATACGCGCATCCATCTCGGCTACACGCTGATTGGCCGCCACCACAGCCCGCATCGCCCCCGTGGTTCGGTAAGATGCCCATGCTTCGCGCAGACTTACCATTTCACTTTCATATTTCTGCTGTAAATCTGCGAGGGTTTCCAGGCGATACTCTTCAAGTGCCGCCCGATCCGATGGCTCCAAGGGAAGAAATCGCTTCAATTGAATGTTGCCCTCAGGATCTTTTATCTCCAGATTTCCATCCTCTGTGAATGTGAAATTGGCCTGATCTTCGGATCTACCGTTGAAGAAGTTGAAAATACTGTCATATACCTTTTTGTCATAGGGTTCTTTCGGAGCTTCTAACACAGGAGGGGCCACCGGTGCGGCAACTACTTGATCTTCTGTTTCTGCCATCTGGTCAATGGAAGGAAATACCTCTAGCCAGATATCCTCGGAGAAGCCGTTTGGAAAACAGTCCAATGATCTTCACTATGCCCTCCGTATGACATTCGGGATTGTTCACGGCGTTCTTTTAACTCTATGTAGCTTCGGTCTCGCCCTTCTCTTTCCATCCCTCTTTGTGCTGGTAGGGTGTATTATCACGCCGCTGATAAGCCTCTTTTTAACAATGTTCTGTAATGGCTGCCTTGAATATGTGTCACAATCTACTGTCACTGTGGCGCGTATTCTGAAAACGGCATGGATACCTCCGCTCGGAGTCTTCTGTGCGAATCTTCTTCTTCTCCCGCTTGAAATGATGCCCTTTGGATTTACAGGGCCTATTCATATTCTCTTGATAACATCTATCCTGGTGAATTTCGTGCTGACGATTCTTCTACAAATTTATGCCGCGAAAGATATCCAGGAAGACATCTGATTCTTAGCTATCGTCTAGATCTGCGGGGGGTTCCGTTCCCACATAAATATAACGGGGCGCCCCCTTTTTCCGGGAAGCACCCGTATTCAATTTATAAAATCCGGGTTTGGCAGGATCTGCCGGCCCAGAAACAGAAAGCGGCATCACACTGTTATCCCTTATAATGTTCGTAGCCGCTACTGTTGCCAGGACCTCCTCCTTTCCTTCAAAGAGACGGCATATTCCATAACTCACTACGGCCCATACAATGCAAAACATCCAGAGAGGAAAAAGGGTTGTATCCTCATGACCCACACCGAATTCTTTCCATCGCCCATCTCTATGAAACATCATCGCCGGTCGTAGATACAAGAGGACTACTATACCGAAGAGGTATAGGACCATGCTGAATAGAAGAACACTCATCTCTGATGGTGGTATCGCTAAAAATTCAATAATCATCTGCGGCCATTTGCTCATTGTCATAGCCGGCCTCTGCTCCTACACCCCCGCCGCCGAAGGTATCCTCCTGAAGAAGTTGCGCGGCGCGGGCGGCAGCTTCTGGATCTATGGCAAAATCGCCCAACCCCATCTCAATCCGTTGCTCACGTTCTCGGTCATATTGATCCGGATCTAGAGTATACACTGCCTTTGTCCCGCCTACCGCCCACACCCCTAGACCCAGGCGCTTCATCATCAAATCCGCCTTTTTCTCTTCGGGAGTCATCTTATTCTGTCGTGTTGTGAATAAATCCTTCTCCGCCGCGGTTCGTCTAGCAATCAAGTCCCGAATCTCATCTTCTGTAAAGCTGAGACCCTCTAATTGTAGGCGACTGATACAGACCTCCAGAATATGAATAGGAACTCTCGCCGTAGCCTCTACAGTTCCCCCTGTCCCACTCACTCCCTCGGGTATTACATTTGGATTTATAAACTCCCCTAATACTCCAAGAATCAGCGACGATACGAGATAGATGGCACCTCGTTCGCCTCCTGGAATGAGGGTGGGGCGGATTTCATTCTGAATCCTGCGGAGTAGGCTGGATAACTGTCGTTGGGCCTCTTTCAACTTTATTTCGGCATATCCTTTTACACCCTTCTTAAGAGAATACAAATAGGCCAAGTGCGATTCCAGTGCCGCATTTACATCCTCCGCTGTATCTTTAGGGAGTCCATACGAACCCTGAACACATAGGCTCTCAGGCTTGAAACCCAGGATGAGGCGCTGAAAGGGAACAAGGAAATACGTTCGCACGGACTCTACGACTTGCGTGGGCGACTGTTTCAAGAGTTTCTCAATTGTTTTCACAACTCCTGCACCCATACGAAGCTGCATATCCCCCATAACCTCTATCATGTGATCGGAGAGTGGGGCATATGCCTCGGCAATGTCCATGTCACTCGCGTTTTTTGTTAGGCGTGCCGCACGTGTAATCGTTTCCGAGAGACGTATATTACATCCTTCAAATGGCTCGGGTTCTAGAAATTTAGAGAGCAGTGTCGTTCCAGTAGCTGGCGCGGCATATTTCGGCATATCCACATGGAATCGTTTGTGGGTGGCATCTAAGACTGTTTCAAAGGTGCTGCGATCTACAACCACTTTCTGGGATTCAAGAGCCGATTTCCCCTTTGTAATTATAGAATCCATTTCCGTCTGCCATTCTTTTAAGAGTTCTTTGATGAGAGGCGGGCCGGCGCTAACCGTGTATGGATTTTCTGGAAACACGAATCCACAGTGAGCGCAGGTATTTGTATATCCAGGTTCATGCGGCAGACCCTTCCTGGGACCATCATAGCATATTTTTAGAAACACACGATAAAACAATTCTTCAGGAGGATCTGCGAGAAGTTTTGTGGGCCTTCTCGGTGTAAACCGAAGAGTTACTTGCGAACATGCCTGTCCACGAGGGGCAGACTTTGTAGGGAGTTTGGGAAGGACAGATTCCTTGCCAATCCAGAAACTGCGTGGTTCTCCTATAGGTGTATAGCAGCAGGCGGTCTCAGAAAAGGGGGATCCGCGCACAAATGTCCCGTTTTCTCTGGCGAGCTTGTGCGAGGTTTGGATCCAGGCTCGGACAAGTTCAAGAGGCCCAGCGGCTTCTGGAACGACGATATTCTTCGTCGCATCTTCCGCCGTTATAAAATAGGGGACAGGTCTGAAGCCCGCGGGGACATATTCAGGCAGGCTATCCGTGACCTTGTATCTGCCATATATTTTTTCATAATGGCTTCGTTTTACAGACAGCATTTGTTGGACAATGGCCGTTTTCAATGAATCAGACACCATTTTCTGAATGCCAGCGGCAATCATTTCAAGCCGCTTCTTTTCGTTTGACACACCCAAGAAGCCGGTCAAGCTCCAGGGAGGCTCATTCGACTTTATATTTCCTATGGCGCAAGCAACATAATTGATACCTGTCTTATCCTCCTCTTTGCCGATAGGATATCCAGAAAATCCTGCCACGCATCCAGGAATCTTGTAGCGTAGAATAAAATCGGGAACATGTGACTGAATTTCAATAAGAGAGTGCGCTCCAACAGAGGATACCAAGAGTCTGTTTATGAGAACATCATAATCCAATGGTTTTCCATCTCCCTTTCGGGCCTTTATCATTTTTGTATATTCTTCGCGCGACGGCTGTTTCTGAATATCCGATTCCACCCGCTCCACAATATGTTTGAAACTGTCCATTTGCGCATAAATGCCGAGGCGATCAAAAATCTGGCGCGCGGCCTTGTAGATGGTTGTTTGCATATCTGTGGCAAAGGAGGCATCCTCCTCGTCAGGGGAATCCAATAACATGGAGACCTCTTCTTGAGCAACTGCCGCGGTATCCACAAGTGCCGCGCGATTTGCCATGGGCCGACCATTGTCGTCAAATTCCATGGTTTGATCAAACTCCACCTCGGAAATGGGCTGACCGCAGTTTTTGCACATAAACTTACCCTGGAATATGCCTCCACTAAATTTCAACAGAAGCTCTTTGTGAAGAGAGTCCTTTTCTCTCGGATGAAGATATTCCTGGAGTTGTAGAAATTCATGGTAGCATAAGAGATTGTGCGAATTACCTTTTGCCGAAACGGAACATTGAATCCAATTGTCCCGCGTGGGTCCGCGAAAACGGGCGAGAAGGCGCGCCAAAAGCTGCATCCGCTCATCATCGTTTTTCACTTTACGTATTCCTTCCAGACTTTCCACGTGTGGGCATTGAATGGGCTGGGGAATCTCGCCCGCATTGGATTTCTTTTCTGCCTTGAGAAGTGCTTGGCGAAGAGCTTCCAAGAACTGGTCGCGCACACAGCGGTTTCTTTCTCGGGCCAATGGAGCAGGGATTCCTGCGAGAACTGTCACAAAAAGGTCATTCATTTCCTTTGCAATTCCCGCCACCATCGCGATATCATTCTCTTTATAGGCAGGAACACGCGCCCTCAGTTCCTCCATTCGTTTTTGAAGAAGAGGTTCCGAATCCAGGCTAATCATAAACTCTTCAAGCGCTTCACCCTGAAGAAATGGTACATTCTCCAAACGAAGCCCTGAAAGAGTTTTCGCAGAATTGACTCGTTCCGTTGCAATGTGATTTTTCAATAGCGCGAGAAACATTTTGATCTTTTCTATAAGAACTTCCTGTTGATCTACCGATAATTCTTTCTGCGCCATACCCAAATTCTTTAATTGGATAAGGGCATCCCCCAGACCATGAATGAGAATGGGCTGTACTTTCAGCCAATCTTCTATAGATATGTTTCCCGATGTGTTCCCACCTTCCCCAATGGAAATGATTCCACCTCCCACTGCCTCTGCGGGTATCCCCCCTAAACTCTCTATTATATCAATCATCGTCTTCTGAGCCGACTTACTAAATGCTATATCTTGTACAAGCTTTCCTGAGCGTCTAGAGCCGAGGTCTCGTTGCGCCCTTAGAGGAAATAGTAGCTGTTTTATCAGAGTTCCTTCGTCCCCAGATTCAATGCGTCTTAGGGGCTCCCGTTCCTTTAAACGCGTAGTCCGCGGGCCAAGCCCCTTTAGCAAAGAAAGACGAACCTTTCCTACATTGCTGATCGACGGCCCTACTAGATCGCCAAACTTTTTCAGACCATCCACCACGGGCTTAATGGCATTATTGACTGGCGCACGCAGAAATTCTTTATCTGCTTGAAATGTAATATTCTCTCCTGGAGCCCCGTCACTTGTCCATGAGCGCAAGTATCGTTTGAAGAATGTTTCCCATCCTATAAACCACTGCGGGAGCGCATCAGGTGTTACGATTTGCCCTGTTGTCCCCGCCAGCTGCGTATTTATATACTCGTTTGAATCATATACGACATTGTCTAAATATTGGGGATCCACATCCTTATCTGCCATTTTTACAAGGGGTTCTTCCCCACCATCATCTGAAAATATTTTTTGAAAATAGAGACTGCGACTCGCTTCCAAGACCGGGCGTGATAGTGGAATATCTGTTTTATCCAATAACTCTATGATTGTCTGAAAAGAAGTTAAATGCTTTCCCTCGGGTTCTCCTGTGCGGGAATACTTTACGAGTTCATTCCGTAAAAGCAATAGCTGCTCCACCAGACGCCTTATATCTCTTTGAACGGAAGGGCTCTTTTGAGAGTTTATATTCACCATGTCTAAAAGATTCTGGAACATGTCATTTCGCTGCACAATATCAGGATAGATACGTTGGGTGCTGGGGCGTTCTACGAGGCCCACTTCCAATTCTTCCTCATCAATCTCACCGAATATATTCTCTTCTACAGGTTCTGCTGGGACATCTGCCGGCATCGTATCTTGCGTGGCAGTTTGACGGGGTCGGAGAACTGCAAAACTCTCATCCAGAGGAATACCTATAAAGTTGAATTCTATCTTCTTCTCTGCCTCCGTTTCATCAACAAGTGTTATGCTATCTTCTTCTTCATTCACCTCCTTGATTGTGTAGTTTATTCCAGGTTCCCCATGAATCCCAAATGTTTCGGCAATCTGTTCTACATGAGCGTCAATTTGAGATACAAAAGCTGGAACAGCACGCTTGGATGTTTGAAAGAAATTCGTGATACCAAGTTCTGGATCTAGATCCCCTTCCAAAAGAGGAATTTCTATTAGTCTGTCGGAAGCACCCACTGGAAGAATACGAATTAGATCATCATCCATGTAGTAAATTCGGCCCCGCGTCCCGTCAAGGCGACCGCCTGTTATAAATATACCATCACCCAATTGAAACTCTGGTGAACTATCTTCCATCCTATCGTCATGTGAGCTTTTTCTAAACGAGGCAGCCTACGCGCATAAAAATTGACGATTTAAACGTTGGTCACGGTATGTATAAACAGATGTCTATCCGTGTAAATCATTTTGAGAGTCTGCGTCAGAGGTTTCCAGTGTTTGAGGATTTACGTGCGCATTTGGAATCCGAGGGGGGTGTGTCATGGATACCGAGCGATGATACAAAAGGTGTTCTGGCAATGTCGAGAGGGAAGAGCCTCAACAATGAAATGTTTCGATCTGTCGTGTGGAATACGGAGACGAACTTGCCTCTGTGTGTTGCCCCCTTCAAGGCGAAGGAGGGCCTGCCTCCTCTAGGGACACAGTTGTCTGCCACCGAAAATTTCGTGGATGGCTTTATGATCAATGCCTGGGTTGGATCGGATGAAGTTCTACATGTAGCCACCCGGAAGAAGATTGGTGGAACCAACAAATTCTATAGTGAAAAGACGTTTGGGGACTTGTTCGCCGAGTGTCTCGCATCTACGCAGTTGAAGACACTGGATGGATTAAAAGATGTGTTGAATGCTCTCCGTATAGAGCAGAGTGCTACTTCTGCATTCGTGAGCTTTGTGGCGCAGCATCCTGAGCACCGTATTGTGGCCCGAACAACGTCGCCTGGATTGAATGTAGTGCATGTGGGGACAGTGACAGATACGGGATATATGACCATTTCCGAGCGATCTACGAACTGGCCACAGGCCTTTGCCCGCCTGCAAATCCCAAGTTATCCTACCAGGATCTTTCACTCGGACCAGGAGGTTCATGATCTTCTGCGACGGACAAGTGTTGAGAAGGGTTGGAGGTGGCAAGGGCTCGTCTTTAAGGATGGTCACGGAAGTCGCTGGCGGCTGCGCACTCCTACCTATACAATGATGCGCGAGCTTCGTGGAGCAGAGGCCCTGCCCATGGATAGGTTCTTCCGCCTACGCGCCAATCATCAGGTTATGGACTACTTGAAGCACTACTGGGAGGATCGCGATGCCTTCTGGGGCTACGAACATGCTTTACGAAACAAGGCCGCAGATGTGTTCTCTGCCTACATAGATGTTCACAAAGCCCACGCGGTGGCCTTTAAGGATCTTCCTGATGCCTTGAAGCCTGCGGTCTTCATGCTCCATGTGCATTGGCGCGATCAGTTACGCACAAAGGGGTTCAAGGTTCGTCTCCAGAATGTGAATCAAGTTATGAATAGCATGCGTAATTTTGAGAAGCAGCGGCTCATGGAGGCGGCTCCTTATACGCAAGTCTCGAAGCGTGAGGTGGGCGATCTCCCATCCCCTATCGCAGAGATTCCAGAGACAGTTTAGATTGGATGTAGCACGGCGCTCTTATAAAAATATCACAGAGCGATATTTTTATAAGGTCTAAATGGCATTTATTTACGACGTCCATTCAAAAGATACAGACAAGCGACTACACCTAAAGCTAGAATGAGAATAGGCGTATTCACCATGATAATACCACGAGTCTCATATTTCGTAGGAACATTACAAATATAACAATTAATTTCTTCAAAGCTAATATCCGAATCCATATTTTTAAGTTCTACTGGTTTCACAATTATGTTCTTATGCGCCACTGTAAAAATTCTACCAAGATCTCCTGCGAGACATGTATAGAGATCCACGTGCATATCAATAGGAAAGGCAGTTTCAAGAAGTTTTTCAGCACCTTTTTTACTTATGAGATAACCAGTGAAGCTTGAACATGTATTTGTAATCCAGGGGCCCAGATTGTTTTCTTTTACTATACTCGGATTCGGCTTTCCCTTGTATTCATAATACCAGGCACAGGGCATATTGAAAAACCATACGTCAGGTTCTTGAGGTAACAAGGTAGTCTCCTTCATAGCGCTTTGTAAATCCTCTACGAATCCGTCATATAGGAGCGCATCATCTTCTAGAACTATCGCATAAGGTTCGGGACGTTCCAAGAATTGTTTCCACACATTCGTATGACTCAGATAGCAACCCACGCCGCCGGCGGAATCCAGTTCTTCGTGATCTCGCCGGATATGTTCCTTGACATTTCGCTTGGTTCGTAAGGAAATACGGTGATCCTTTATAATATCAATGGATGAACCATTCACGCCTTCATACCGCTCAAACGTATAGTGCTTCATGAGTTCCTGGAGCTCGGGTTGCTTGGAAAAACGTTCCCAGCGATCCGTGCGATGTTTCAGATTTATACAGTATACGTGGATTCCACCCTCCATGCTACTATACTCTTAGATACTTGCCGCCGACCACTGCGCCAACCAATCGGCAAACATTTGCGCACAAGAACGTGCCGCTTTAGCAATTGCCGCTCGTGCGTCCGTATCCTTTCCAGATTCCACACCTACACGAAGAAGCATCTCGTCCCGCAGAGGATGAGGAACCTTGTAGCCGACAAAGCTAATCTCATCGTTTTCCATCATATTCCTTTCCATCCATGTGCTCAGAAGATTACCAAGCGTGTGATCCTCCTGCTGGAATAGAAAGTCGAATCCCTTCATACGGGCATCCGCCGGTCGCATTTTTAGAGTCTCAGGTAGGTCGCCCGAATCTATAGAGGCGTAGGCCAATAGTTTCTTCTGTAAAACCTCGAGGGCACGAGCCACAATGTATTTGGGGTCCAACACACCTACACTCTCAACAACAAAGTCAAAGCTGAATGGCTCCCCGCGTGTATCCATCTTGTAGCATCTCTGTATCTCCATGGTGGCAAACTCTCTCTCCAACTCGCCCTTTCTTGTAGAATTTGATTCAATCTCTGTAGGATTCACTTTCTTGTGGTTTGTGAGCCAGGCCGTAAATAACTCCTTCTTTCTTTCTTCAGAGTCGTCGCGTGTATATGCGTAAGCACATCGGCTCGTGACAGGCATGAAGCGGGCATTCTGACGACCTGTGCCGACAGTAGCTCTTGCAGTGAAAGAGAGGACCTCGGGCTCCTGTGTTCCCACGCGCCCCTTTAGAATGGCTAAAAGGCTCGTATCATGCGTGACAGGATCCGGGTGAAAGAACTGGACACTCGGCACCGGGAGAGGTTCTTCCTCTGGCCCGCGATTCTTGAACACTTGAATGTCCGATGCCACAACATCGCGCTGTTCCGTGGAATCGTGTGTAATATCGAGCTTGAATGTGTATTCATCCGGATCCCATTCAAGAGGATTCTCTACGTGAATGGGGAGCAAGCCAATACGATGGGCCAACATTTCATTGCTCATTGCAGTGCTGTTTTTACTGATGGCCACGTCCGTTGTAGAACCATCCCCTGCTATATCGGATGCGAATGCAACGGTTTCTACATCCGTAATGATCGTTCGGCGCAGAGTGTTTGCGTATGTAACATGTGTGGGCTCCATGCGAAATCGTAGAGTGTTACGATCCTCCATAGAAAGATTCTTGAAGATCGATACTGGCTTTGCGGGGGGGGCGGGAGCTGCGACGCGACGTGATGACATTCCTACTTTGTAGCTCCTTCAAATAGCGGGCTCAATTTTAGGTGCTCAACCCTGCGTCTAAAATCCCCGGCATCTCTATATCCATTCAATAGTGGGGAACTACCCGAATGAGTCAGCCAACCAATATTTGTTTCTACAGCAACAAGTGCCAATGGTCAAAGGCATTCATTACAGAGCTCGCAAAAACGCCATGGAAGGGCGATTTCCGTTTTATATGTGTAGACCCGGGGCCCAACCGCCCGCAACTTCCTAGCTGGTTGAAGAAAGTTCCCACCGTTGTTATTTCAGGCGAATCAGAACCCCGAACCGATTCGGATGTTATGAATTGGCTCTATGAAAAACGGATGAAGGAGCCTACGACATCGCAGAATGGAGCACCCTCTTCTTCCCCAGGATCGGCAGAGCCCTCGGCGTTTAGTATGTTTGAAAATGTGAGCTTTGCAAAAGGATTCGGATATAGTGGCATTGATGTCGATACGAGTTCTCAAGGATCGGGTGGAACTACCATTCCTGGGGCGTTTTCATTTCTAAACGGGGGTCCGGATGGAAGTATATCCCAGGGCGGCTCGAATCAGGGCGGCCCAGCTCCTCCTACGGGTTCTCAACGTCGCTCCAAAAAAGAGGAGATGTTTGATAAACAAATGGAGGCCTACCAACGGGATAGGGATTTGAATATGCCCAAAGGAACTGGGCGGATATAGTAGAATGAAAAGCAAAAAGGCTTCAACGGGTGTTGGAGCTTCAGCAGCAGGAGCAGGAGCAGGAGCAGGAGCAAGCAACTTTCTCTCCAATTCGGGTGGCATGTTTCATACCGGCGCAATCACTTCATGCCCTGCGAATGATATGAGTTTCTTTTGTCAAATGTCTCGCTGGTTTAATATACTTATAATGGTTCTTGTTGTCTTGGCACTTGTATATATCGCCTATGTATTCATAGGCCCATATTTCATGAAAAAGAGGAGATAACCGTGGCTTCAAAGACTCTCAAGAATAGACACAATCTCTGTATACTCCAGGGATTCATCCCTTTGTATTTTATGAATGTATTCCATATCTACAAGCTCTGGATGAACATACCAATCTTCATAGGGAAATCCCTTATTCTTCACATCGGAGAATACTCGCACATACCCTGCAGACTCAAAAATGCGCCTGGATTCCTCTCGAGTGTTGAAATGATCTCCCCTATATATATCATGCTCAAATGTGACTACCGCAAATCGATGTTCGGCCATCGCATCCGCATGTAGCTTCTGTAGCGTCTTCAAGGTAGACTCATTGGATACTTCCAAATCAATCTGTAGATAATCTATATTCTTCCCCAAATCGGCACATACCTCCGCATAATCAATATCTGTAGCGTCATTAATAATATATTTGGAGTTCGGTCGGGACGTCTTATAAAGTTGTAAAAAATGCGGTTCATATTCTACCATATATCCCTTCCAACCATAGTCTTTTTCTAGGGGATATGTGTTGTTAATATATATAGGATCGTTGGAGCCAATCTCCAAAAATGTTCCTCCGCGCTTATATTTCAGACATTTTAATACAAATAAATCCTGGGCAGATTGACCGTTATAGGATGCCATACTATAATGATTCATCTCAATATATAGGCAATTAAATTACGCAACCTTTGATAATGGGTGTCTCGCCGAGGGCTCGTGTGCTGGCGTGAAGTTATGGGCGAGGAACCACCTAAGCCCCCAATGGGACTTGTGGCTCCTCGTCCATAGCTTCACTAGAGCTATGTCCGACCCCATCAATAGGGGCTCGGAGGTGACCGGGTCCCCACGCAACCTTCTTGAATATTGAAAATCCATTCCGCATCTTTAGAGATACAATTTCGCTCCACTCAGAACTCTCTGATAATATCCGATGGACTTCTCTACATTTATCAACAGTTGTATCATCTAGAGCAATATACTGAGAACATCTATCGAATAGTTTTTGAAATTCATAGAATGTAGTAAACTCACCGCCGTCCAGCAGGAGAAAATCTATCTTTTCAGGAAGTTCACTCAGACAGCTCGGGCATTCCATACAGTTCGCTATGTCTATATCAAACCATTTTTTCAATACAGGTGAACTAGCTAAAGTAGGAAAGTGCGAGAGATACTTTTCAGATGTTATACTACGTATATCTACAATAGAACCCCATATAAGATGTATATTCTCATTCATATAATCGGATAGATTTTCCAAAGCTGCTATATGCTTTTCTCTATTACATTCTAAACTCCAGAATTTTACATGTTTACCTTGTATTCCATGCATAATACATAATGTAGATCCAAGGCCATTCCACGTGCCTATTTCAACCACTGTTTGTATCGTATTCTCGCATTCTCGCTGTAATAACTCCACTATAGTACGTCCCGTGTCATCGTGTATCGTGATTTGTCCGCTTACGGCCGTATTAAATTCACTTTGTTCTATCGGGCTCCAATGACTCGTCATATACTCATTCTACATTCTTATTTTATACATAATAATCGCATATGATTTTATATATCGCAGTGCCCAAAGAGGCAGAACGAGTATGTTTGATACATTCCCGGCAGTTTTCCGGAAGCGTATTTATATTTAATTTATTAATTTATAACAGATTCCATTCTTCAGATATGAGCATATATAGTATGCTTGATAAGCCGAAACATATATTGCACATAGGGGCCAATTGGGGGCAAGAAACATCTGAATATATAGATTCGTTCAAAGACTCGTTAGAGAGTATCACCTATATAGAATGTATTCCTTCCATGTATGCTCGCCTTCTTGAACACACATCCAAATATAAACATAAGGTCAAAATACATAACGTAGAAGCTCTTGTATCAGATACGGTTGGAACACAAATATCCTTTCATTTGGCAAATAATGATTGTGGAAGTTCCTCTATATATCCACCAAATCCAGATGAGTGGGCATGGAAACATGTAGCATTTGAAGGTGAACTACAGCTCACCACAACAACCTGTGATGCGTTAGTTGAAAACGGATCATTACAAGCGGAATACGATACCCTGGTATTAGATACACAGGGGAGCGAACTCAATGTTCTAAAAGGAATGTCCAGTATACTACCACACGTAAAACAGGCCATAGTAGAATTTTCACGTCGGCCCTTTTATAAAGGTGGGGTTCTACTTCCGGAACTTGCCTATTTTCTAGGTTCAAATGGACTAGAGCCTCATTATATTCCTGAGAGTGATCATGGCGATGCGATTTTCAAACTCTCAAAAAATTGAATGCCCGCGGAACAAGAATCTAAAGCACAATCGCAATATCCTTGTAGGATATTATGAGTGCGCTAGGGTCGTTCAATACACAACTGTTGCGCTTTTTCAAGGAGCTGAATGAAACGTTTCCCGAGGAACGTGACATTAAATTGGCGGTGGAGGCGATTGAGGCTACTAAGAAAATCAACCCAAAGATGATTCTGGATCTCTTTTGGGAGAATGTGTATATGGACTTGAATGACGCTATCAAGCGCGAAGATGACGAGTTTGTTATTGCCTACGCAAAGTCGAAAATCAGCCAACAGTTCAATGAAATATCCCCGGCTCTTCTGATCTTTGAGAAGCACTGGCCCACTATGACAGATGCGAATCACACAGCTATATGGAATTATCTAAAGGTTCTGTGTGTTCTTGCGGAGAAGGCTCGGGCGTCAAAGGTCTTACTGTAGGGATATCTGTGACAGGATTGTTTTTATAGACGTAATATGCGCGCATAATAAGTGCCAATACATCCAATGTGAGTAGGGCCCCATAATTGGTCATAAGTGTGGGATCCATATTCAAGTATGCATAACTGAAGGCGAAACCAGTTCCGAAGACAATCGCAATCTTTTCTGGGAGATTGTAAATGTTCGCATTTTTGTTTTTATAGTTCGCATAGAGTTCGGGGACATAACATAGAAAGAACAGGGCTGACGAAATATTCATTAAATAATCATAATTCATAAAGTATCATTACTTTTGAATCATGATTTTTATTCTACAGAATCACGCGTAGGTGGCGTAAAGAACTTTGTATATTGAATCAAAGATCTTACAAGATGAGTGCCTCTACCCTGCAAACTACCTTTGAGAAGAAGTATGATGAATTCATTGCTGATTTGCGCAACGCATTTCCGGAGATAGAGCTTGAACTTGCCTGTGCTGGTGCCCTGGAAGCTTCCGTTAAGATGAATCGGTATTACAAGGAAGTCTATGGAAAACATGCGGAGCCAGGTGACGAGTATGTATGCCCTGGGCTGATTCTTCCAGGGGTTCAGATTGAACCTTCGCTCTGGGCAACAGTAAGTGCCAAAACCAAGAAAAGTGTGTATGACTATCTGTCTATTCTGGATCTCTGTGTCATGTATGCGAATGGGTTGAATGAAAACGACCCTGGATTCAAGACATGGGCTGACAAGGTCACCAAAGAGTGGCGTGCAAAGCTGGATCGGGTGGATTTCGATTCTCTTGCCGATAAGTTTAAGGACATGTTTGGGGGTGGTGGGGCGATTCCATCCCTTCCTGAAAAGTTCCTAAAGGGAAAGTTGGCAAAGTTGGCGGAGGATTTGGTGAAGGAGTTTAAGCCTGAAGATTTTGGACTCCGGGCGGAGGACATGGCAAACATCGAAAAGGATCCCACTCGGGCATTTGAGATTCTTCTTGAGGCCGCCACGTCCAAGCCTGAAATTCTACAGAACGCCATGGAGCGTGTGGGTAGAAAGTTGAAAGACAAGATACAAAAGGGGCATTTGAAACCCGAGGATCTGGCTGCAGAGGCGGAGGAATTGATGAACGAGTTTCAATCCCACCCGGCCTTTTCCGAGATGATGAAATCATTTAAGAATGCATTCTCTTTTGAGGACCCTGATTTGGCACGTGCAACTGGGCGTGAGGACAAGAGTCGTCTGGCGATTGTGAAGAATCGCTTGCGTGCTAAGCTGGAGGCCAAGAAGGCCGCTGGAAAAAAGAACTAATCTGTCGTCCAGCACGTTATAGTATCCGTTATTAGAGGGTTTCGCCAGTATGAAGTTATATCCATTCTGCCAGCCATATGTGTGGGAAAATGTAAAAGTTCTCCTGGAGACTGGATTTACCGTAAAGAAGCACAAGGATGGGAAGTGTGCGAGTGAATATGTAAATACTATAATCCTTGTTTTTCTAACGGGCTTTTTTATTGGTTTGATTGGTCAGGTTGTATTAAACAGGCCCTTTGTGATGCCGATTATGTTGGGTATTGCTGCTCTTTATTCGGTGCCGCTTATGTGGGAGCTGATTACAATGAATAGAGAGCGCGAAGGATTTGCCGATGCCAAGGCGGATGTCAAGGCCGATGCCTCTATAGAGAAGCCTTTCAAGCCTACAGAAGTATATGATGTTATCGGGGCAGGAGCAGCTCCCGCCACAGTTCCCAGCGCAAAAAACCCTTTTATGAATGTTCTGGTGGATGAGATAAAGTATCACCCGACGCGCCCTGCGGCAATGTCCGTTTTGGATCCCAGCGTGAAAGTCGGATTGGACGACTTCTTCCGGACAGAATTCTACTCGGACCCTACGGATGTCTTTGGGCGTTCACAGAGCCAACGAGAGTTTATTACGATGCCGAGCACTAGTATTCCGAACGACCAGGGTTCTTACCAAGATTGGCTGTATAAGATACCTGGTAAAACCTGTAAGGAGGGTGGGCGTGAATCGTGTTTCCCCGGAACAGATGGTGGGGCACTTCCTTGGTTGAATGTAAATCCCGCTTAGGGCTTCAGCTTCTGAGTTTGAAGTTTCGCCCCTTTATCGCATGAAAACTTGCGCAGAGTCTTCCCCCGAGTCTGGAGAACACTCCCCGTACATATTGCGATCGCTGCCGATTCCTTACTACTCTTACGTTTCGCATGAACTGTTCTGCGAACCTTTTTCACGCATCCGCAGAACTTTTTAGCAAGGGATTTGCTACGTGTTTGGGCCATTCTACTTACGAGGACGCATATTCTTTCCACCATTCAGAAAGCGAATGCAGGTCAATCGTCTCACTCATACGAAAGATGATTCATGTGGAATTGAACAATATTACAAACAATCTGTGGGTCCCGGCGCATATACCACTACGAATCTTGTCCCCAGTGCGCGCGATGTGAATCCTCTGGCTGCAAAGGAGCTTCTTATGTATGCACGAGAAGGCTTCGGCTCTAATAACAAACAAATTGATTCGGAGTCCGTTTTGAAGAATCAGCCCGAATTCAACAATAACCGCTGCAATATTCGTGCTCAAGCGCGCCCCTTCTTGGGTGTCCCCTACATGGGTGGCGGGCGTGGAAATGCAGAAGTAGAGAGTCTGTTGCTTCACTCCGAGCAGGTCCGTCAAGGAAAGGAGTGTGGAACCGTTACGGAGCAACAATTCGACGGTGTGTTTGTTCCACTCATTCCTACCGTGAAGCAAAATATCCAAAAGCCTGAGAACCTCATTCCTGAAATGGCATCACCCGGCTGGATTCGCGGCGGACTCCCTAGTCGGTCTTATATTCGGGATGTAAATTGCTAAGGCCACAGCTTTGCTCCGTCCTTTACAGAATGGCATCACTATCGGAAGCATTTCCTGCTCCAAGTAGCGCAGCCCTCGAAAGAAAAGAAAACCCACAGCGATACGATCAACTCCCCGAGTTTGTGCAGCATGTGAAAGAACGTCGTCACATTCTTGGACTCGTGGGCGGAAACGAAGTATCCCGTGCTGCTGGAAATGCCGTGGATCTAGAATCTGATTTATTGGGTATTACCCGACCCAATTCCGATTCTACGGCACGTCATCATCTACCCCAGGATAACCCGGAAAGAATCGTAAGGGAGAATCCCAAGATGAATATAAGCATTAACGCCACTACCGTCCCACTTCAACCATATCAGCTGTGGGCATACCCTGTCGTCATTGGCCCTACCCCATTGGAGAAGGAAACATGTTCTAGGCCCGAGAAATACTAAAAAAGAGTTGGGAGTTCTTAAATTTGGCACATCACGGTAGCAGGACATGGCCCTATCAGTGAAACAACAGGCACTTACACGTGGAAAGTTTGATGATTTCCACCAAGTGGATGATATGCGTATCACATCCTATGCACTCCGTTATTATTTGAATCCCCCGGATGCGAATTGCCCATCAAGCTATCCGGTGAATGCGACCACGCGTATTCAGCAATCGGGTGTGAGCTGGCCTACGGGAAAGTGGAAAACCGACGTTGAATCCGACTTGAAGGGTATTAACAGATTCGGATCTCGCCTTCGGGTGGATGACAAACTCTACAATCCAACTACAAACGTGATGAATAACACTCCCCTGGAAGCTCCTCCTGATGAGACTGTCCCAATGCTGTTTGAACGTCTCGTGAATCCCCCCTGCACATTAAGGGCTACTGGGTGGAATCGCTGGGAGAGTCTGCCACACCAACCGCAACTCACCTTTGAGACGCCGTTTGACTTTTTCATTCCAGCAAAGTCACTAGATAAGGAGCGTTACAAAACACATACTATGAACTCCAACGTATAAAAGGGTCTTCCTGATCCAAACATGCGAAAGCTCGTAGAGCCTTCGCATGTTTGGCTAGTATTAAACGAATCAGAACTAAGTAGTAGAGCATGGAAGCTGTGGGACTTTTTGCATTAGCAGGCCTCGGCTATTTAGTAACACGTCTTTCAGGAGGGAAAGATGTAGAACCCTTTGAATCTGCCGCACAACGTGGTCCTGATGCGGATCCACTCACAAAGGCTCCTCGTGGATCTGGCCCCCAGGCCCCTCCTCAAGATCTGGATCTCATGTTTCAAACTGCAATGGGTCAGCCCGCACTTCCCAGTGAGCCAAACCCCGGTGTGCAAGGAACCCTTCTTAATTACTCCCCACCCCCTGTGCGAACGGTTGCCATGAACCCCTCATTACAACCCAAGCCCGAACCTATAGAGTCTGCCACACCTACCGTTGCAATGAACCCTGCAGGGATTCAGGCGCAGCCAAGCTATGTGGAGGGGTTTGTGACGAGTGAATTGACGGGAGATCGTATTCAAAGTAGGGACTTTACTCACAATAACATGGTCCCCTTTTTCGGGGGACGTGTCCGACAGAACGTTGCCGCGCAGAGTAATTCGGGAATTCTTGATACATTCACTGGGTCCGGTGTCACACAGATTAAGAAAAAGGAGATTGAGCCCATGTTTGATACGGCACGAGCTCCGTATGGGAATCCTTTTGGTATGGAGGATCAAACCGATTTCGTCCAGAGTCGTATCAATGACCCTAGGAGTCGCGCAGGAGAGAGGCCTTTTGAGCCTGTGCGTGTAGCTCCTGGCGTGAATGAGGGGTTTGCCGCCACAGGCAAGGGTGGATTTCAACAGTTTGAAGTGAATCAATACATGATTGATAATATTCGGCGCACGGATGATCTGCGCACGAGTGATAATCCCAAGGAGACCTACAATCAGCCGGTGGTTCCTGGGCAACACTTTATTGGTATGGCGTCCCAAGAGTCTGGCGAAGTTCGTAAATATCGCCCGGATACCTTTTATATTGATGAGAGTGGGAAACGATTGTTTGTGACGAATGGGGAAGTGATTAAGGAGACCACACGCCCTATTCAAGTATTGAAGCATACCACTCGTCCAGAAACAAACTCGGACGCGGTGGGACCTGCTACCGCGCAGGAATTCGGCGAGTCTTACGTGACAGGATCGTATCGTGCTCCTATGGTTCAGCAATATGGTGGGGCGGGATATCGTAATGCGGATATGACAAGTTATACGACATCGGATACGGATGCGCCAGAAGCTGACTATGGGCGATCTGGATACGAGGTGAGGCCCAATGAGCGAAATGCAACAAGTGAGCGGACAATGGGCCTGAACATGGTGCCGGCAGAAGCTGGGGCACTTACGGTTCATTATGATGATCCCAATAGGCCTACGAGGCGTCAAGAGACGGTTGGAAATATCCGCCAGACAGGGACGCCTGTTGGATATGCACAAGGAGCACCGGCTATTACGGTATGGGATCCGAATGATATTGCGAGAACGACTGTGCGTGAAGGGACCATCAACTGGAATTGGTTGGGGCAGGCGGCACCGGCGGCAGATGGAGCTACACGACTCAAAGTGTATGATCCTGAAGATATTGCTCGGCCCACCCAAAAGTCTCAGCTCACGAACAAGTCGGAATACTATGGCCCGTCAAATTCCGTGAATAAGGATTTCACCAGCCATGACGCGGCATATAACATGCGCCTGAACCCGAATAAACAGGAAATTGCATTGGGTCGGGACCCCATGCATGGAAATGGAGGGGCACTTGCCGTATTTGATGGGAATATTCATCAGACAGCAAAACAGATTGATGCCGATATCATAAATGACAGGGCCAATGCGGTGAACCGTGTAGTAGGAATGCCGACGGGTGTAGGAGACATTGGCCAAGTACGTCCCCGAGTTCCTTTGAAGCTGGATGTCAGCAAACAGAGGAATACGCCCGAGATGGTATACGCAGTGAATGCGAACCCATTGATGGCCTCGCAAAATTTGGCCTATAATGCGGAACATGATGAGAAACTTTTGCAGGAAATCTTGGCAACTATGTAGATGGGGGAGACACGAAGAATAAAAAAAGGGGGGTGGTATGGAAATAGACCTAAAGATCCAAAAAAAGGATTTTACGAGGAAGATCTTTGGCGTATTCCAGGGCGGCGTTCTCCGAGTAGGACTGTGAAATCGGTGCGTTTTGCGAAACCTCTGAATTCTGGGCCTTTTGTAAAACCTGTAAATTCTGGGACTTTTGTGCAACCTGTGAATTCTGGGACTTTTGTGCAACCTGCGAATTCTGGGGCTTCTGTAAATTCTGGGACTTTTGTGCAACCTGCGAATTCTGCAAAACTTATAAAAACTTGTTCTGAAATGTTGGTGGAATCGAAAGAATTAAATGATAAGTTAAAGGATTACAAATTATGGAAAACTGATTCCGAAAAATACGCATATTTTACAGCTGTATTAAATCCTACTACAGATACGATTGATACATGGATTCGTGAGCGATATGCTCTTGAAGGCGAAGAGAACATGAAGGTTAAAACTATGCCTATAGGATATGCATATATTAAATACGGGTTTCTTGGAAAGAAGAATGTTCCCGCATTTGAATTAAAAAGTGGTATGACTGAAGAAAAGAGTATTTATAAATTAAATAAAGAGTTTAACGATTATAATATTTATACAAATACTGGATGTAGTAAGAATGATTGTTTAATCATTTCATTTCTCATGGGCATTTCACCTGCGTATCGTAAATTAGATGATGTTCACCAATGTAAAGTATCCAATATCTTTAGACGCCATTTATTACCGGCATATATTGAAGGATTTAAACATAAAATACAAAAAACAGAAAAACAAAGAGAAGATATTGTAAGGCAATTAGAGTCAGGCAATTACTTATATGATGATGTAATGGGTCTTCTTGCGGATATATGTAAGATTAAAATATTATCCTTGGAAACATATAAAGCAGAGAATGGGGTGGGCATGCCGCCCTCTGTGATAGATGTTGGAGGTGATAAAGTTCCTGGAATTATAATCATTAATTTTAACAATGGACATTTTGAAATAATTGGTAAAGATGACAAAACATTTTTGTTCGATTCGAAGGATCTGGAAGAAATCCATAAAATACTCACTGAGAATACACCATATTCGGATTCTAAAGGAAATCTAACGAACACGCTTCGCAAAACCTTATAAAAGTATTGATTAACCTCTAAAAACACCTAAACCCTGAAAACAACCCCATACAAGGAAATGTCAAAGACCTGGAAAGGTGCGCTGCTTGTTAGCGGCGAACCTGGCACAGGAAAGACCCGATGGATCAAAGAAGAAGCAGCTTTTGCAAAGGCCAAACTCTTTCGCTGGAATGCGCGAACAGATCGCAGTCTTCGTGAAGGGCGCGAGGTTCTTCATCAACAAGTTCGCTCCAAAGAGCGTCTTTTCGTTTGGATTGAGGGAGCGGATGATCTTACCCAAGAAGCCCAGGCGTTTTTAAGGCGCATTTTGGAAACTGCCGCTACAAATGTCACATGCGCCTTAGAAGTTCGTGAACTCTGGAAGCTCTCTCCACCCATTCTTTCGCGTTGTACGGTTGTCAGCATGCGTTCCGAGCAATCACAAAGAGCATTGCGCAGTAAGGCAATCGCAGCACATTGTGGGATTTCTACTTCTGTGGATTTGAGGAATATCCTTCCGGCTTGGAAAGATATTCCACAATTACGAAGAAATGGAGAAGACCCCTATACATATATTGATAAAATTATTGAAATCTACGGCCCCGAAATGAAATTAGTTCAGCAGTGTGTGAAGGCCATTGGGTCAGGATCTTCTCCTTGGATTCAATTAAGCCATTTTCTTTTGAATGCACCGCGTCCTATTTCAGAATGATATCTCCATCTATACTCCAGAGATTTCCGTGAATGGAATTAACGGGTGAAGGTGTTTCAGTATATACTGAAGCGAAGAGTGAATATACGAAACAGTTATGTCAATACATGTTACCGGCTCTTCAGCAGTATTTCCTCGATATGTTGGAAGAAGCAAAGGGGAAGGAGACGAATCCTAACAAGCTGCTATTGGCATTCCAGGGGTTGTTAGAGAATGTCCCCGAATGGAATGTAGATAAAGTTCAGCGTGAAACAAGCAGCTTAGCTTCTGGAACGCGGTGCGATTATCTAGAAGAGCTGCTAACAGCGGTATTCATAGCTCATACGAAAGTTCTATCGGCTATCCGTCTTACCACACGGCAAAAAAAGTTACAAATTACAATTCCACGCCTCGAGCATTTTCTTCATAGAACTCTTACGGAATGTTCTCGCCTGTTGTGGTCGAATACATTTCTCTTTTCTGTATCTGTTCCATCTATTGAGCGTCAGAAGAATCTCAGGCAGATTGAGTCTATACTTCACAATGGAATTCAACAGGCCATACGAAGTATGTTACCTGTGAAGAATATTCTTCGAGAATATTTGAAGGAGGATGGGGAAGAGGAAGAGGACGAGGTAGAAGAGAAGGAAGAAGAGATCGATGGGAAGGAAGAGGACGAGAAGAAGGAAGAGGACGAGAAGAAGGAAGAGGTACAAGTCGAGAAGAAGGAAGAGGTACAAGTCGAGAAGAAGGAAGAGGTACAAGTCGAGAAGAAGGAAGAGATACAAGTCGAGAAGAAGGAATGGGCAGGGGCAGAGGGCAAAAGCGACGATAGTAAAGAATTGCCCCCCTTTACAGGCCTTGATACGAATAATACGGTACTAGAAAAACAACCCGAAGCTGAACCCGAAGCTGATTCAGAGGAAGTTACAATTCTAGATGGTTCTCCGGAGCCGATGGATGGATTTGAAGATTTAGAAAACAAGGAAGAAACGCTCCAAATGGATTTTGAGGAATTAAGTTAATGCGCGTTATCCGACGCGTGTTTTTTTCCTATTGAGCGGCCAGAATGTCACAAACTCCCCTAGTCACTGGAATGATCCTAGGAGGTGTTGTTATTTCAGCGCTTGGAGCCGCGAGTTCCCAATTTGTAGAGAATAAGAATCCCACCATGAAAACTATATCTCGAGATTTCATTATAGGTGGTGTGATGGTCCTTATGATTATGCAGCTACTACCTGAATCATCCACAACCATTATAGAGTTTCTTCTTACACTTGTTCCGCTGACTCTGTTTACTGCGAGCAAACCAGAGGTAGAGGAAGTTGTCAAGATAGTAGAGGAAGTGGAAGTCAAAGTAGGTGTTCCGAAATTTTAAATTAATATATATTAAATGACAAAATTCTACCCAGGAGTTCCAAAAACAGAAAGAGAAAAATATGTAGAAAATCATCTCGTAGAAATCAGGCCATCCAACATACCCAATGCTGGAAATGGGGTATTTGCGAAAGAAGATATAAACTCTGGTGAAATGCTTGGGATTTATAGAGGAGAAGCACTTACCCCCGACCAGTTCACTAAAAGATTCAAGGACGTGGATTATGCCCCATATGTTCTCACACTAAAAAACGGGACAATAAATGTCGATGGAGAAAAAAAGGGCTATAACTGGGTATCACGCGTGAATGGTCCAAGGGGGACAACTATGAAAACAAACATATGTTGGGATGATGATGGAAATGTTTTTAGCAAACGTAAAATAAAAGCTGGGGACGAGCTACTTGTTAGCTATGGACCTTCTTATTGGAGAGGCTTTCACCGGCATCAGAAGAATAAGACTATGAAAAAGAAGAAGCACTCTAAATAAACAACTGCCATTTTTTGACATCCCCAACTTCTGACGGGTTCACTTGGAACTGGTCAAAAGCTGGATGTGTAAATTGCTGGGATGGAATCGCGTTATGTATAGATGTTGCTATATGATTATATAAATCAAAATTGGGAAACCTCTCGGATCCATCCGCATTGACTAGGACATTCTCACCATTGTCATCCACCATCCACGACCACAGGCAATTATAAAGTGGCGATACGGATTTAAGAACAGTAAGGCCTTCTTCCGAACTGAGGACTTCTTTACTCTCGCAGTTTTCGGGTTCTTCTGGGAAAAGAGCTTCAAACAAACTCACGGACAGTCGGCACAGATCAAACGAGGGGTTTGGGGGAATTTCAGGATCTGCTCCCTCGGTCAATGGTTCAAATGCGTATTGTCCGCCCGCATCATTCCCATCCCGAAAATCGTCACTGATGAATTGCGTTCCGTTTATGGTAAAAATGGAACGGCCATAATCGATGATCCGAAAGAGTTTTCCAAATGTAGGGACCTTAAATGTTGCGCCAGATTTGAGAGTGTAATATAAAAATTCCTCGCTTGTAGGAATCCATACAATATTATTGGTGTGGAGATCATTGTGCGTAAATCCAAACATGGCCTGGGCCACTGTAAGCGCGGCAATCACTTGAAACAGCCACGCAGACCACCGAATCTCCCACTCGGGCGTCCCATGTTTCGCCCCCACAAGTTCTATAGAATCAAGAAGCTCATCCATAGTGCCACTATTTTGTTCAATGGCGATAAGCATCACTGGGAAATCGTTCAATTCTGCGTATATCTTGTAAGTATCATCCACCTCTTCAGATGATGCATCGGATGACTCGGATTCACTGCGCTGATTATTCTCTGTGAATGAAATATCAGACATTCCATCTGAATGAAGAGATGCCATGTCATCGGAAATTTTGACATCTATAACTTCATCATCGTCCGAATCCAAATCCACAGAGATATCGCCTGCTTCTGAACCCGAATCCGAATCCGAATCCGAATCAAGAACAGATGGCTCGCGTAAATATTCATCCATGATATCCTGGGGAACATCTGTTTCAGGATGTACACGATCAAGGATGCATAGTTTGAAAAGGGAATTCTTCTGACCCCTCCAGAACCAGGGCGAAGTTCTATATTCGCCGATCTCTTCCGTCAGATTGTATCTATATATGTCGGCCCTAGCACAGAAAGCTCCATAAAATTCATTAAAGTGGGGTGAGATACCTTCATCTCGAAGGCGGCCAAGAGCATAGCTTGCTACAGCCTCTACATATGCCTGGTTCCAAGAATCCTGTAGTTTGGTCCATGCGGGAGCCCATGTTTGTGTATCCCAAGGCAGACCATTTTGCTTCGGCAAACTGTATTTCCCTTTCATCCATCGGATAGGATCCAGGAGGTGGGTGACTTTCATGTAGGCTGATTGCGACCGTGTTTCACTCGGGGATATATCTCCGGATACATCGACATTGGGCACGAGTTTCAGAAAACAGGGCCCCGATGTTCCGGAAATATCAATTCCCCTAATTCTCCACTTGGAATCGAGCCATACGCTCTCCTTGTGCTTCCCTTTGAGGTTATACAGACTCGATAGCGTGGGGAAAAAGGTCTGTAGGGAATGAAAGCCACGCACGGAACATAGCTCTTTAGGAAGAGGTGCTTGCCGGAAACGAGGAGAGGGTAGTTGCATTCCCCGGAGATTTGTATGCATTTCTTACGGAACATAAGAGCCTTTAGTTCGCGGTATGACGCACGCTAAAAAAGGTGAATGACTATGTAGTTGTTCAATGTCGGGAGCTGTGAATGTCTCATTGAAGAAGTTTGATATGCGAAAAGTCCCACAGGATGCCGTGGTTATTTTTATTGGGCGTCGTCGCACGGGCAAATCCACACTTGTTCGTGATTTGCTGTTTCATCACCAAGATATGCCACTTGGGACCGTGATTAGTGGGACGGAAGAATCCAACTCCTTTTATGGAAAAATGATTCCCCCTCTTTTTATCCATGGCGAATTCTCGGCCATGATTTTAGCCAATTACGTGAAGCGGCAAAAGATGATTATGGGCCGTATTCAGCGAGAGCAACAAGGGGGTGGAAAGTCGCGACTGGATCCTCGCTCCTTTATGATCCTGGATGACTGTATGTATGATGATAGTTGGACGCATGATAAGAATATTCGGTATCTTTTTATGAATGGGCGTTGGTTAAAGGTATTCTTCATTATCACGATGCAGTATCCTCTTGGTATTCAACCAGCTCTCCGGACCAACGTGGACTTTGTATTCATTTTGCGCGAACCCTACGCAACAAATCGCAAGCGCATTTTTGACAATTATGCATCCGCCTTTCCCAGTTTTGAGTTCTTCTGTCAAATCATGGACCAGTGTACCCAGAATTACGAATGCCTCGTGGTGGATAATACGAGTCAATCGGCAAAGCTGGAGGACTGTATTTTCTGGTATAAAGCCGATCTACACCCCGATTTTCGTATCGGGGCAGCCGAGTTCTGGCAGCACTCGGCCAACTACTTTCGCGATAAACAGGAAGAAGATGATAATGCCTTTGATCCTATGAATGCACGTAGGCTGAAAGGGCCATCCATCAATGTTCAGAAAAAGAACTAGGGGTGTTTCTACCCCATCGTCCATAGGTATCTTAATTTTGGCACATCACGATAGATGAATATAGATCTGTATTCAATTGGCATTATAGCACTTCTTGCATTTTTATTTTTGGTCGCGGATCGTATAATCCGCATCAACCCCATTCTGGCAAGCGAGGGATTTCAAGTATACGGGCAGCCTCAGCGATGTGGAACAGATTTAGAACCATGCCCATTTCCTAAACGCTGTATGAATGGATTTTGTTATAATACCAACGAACCCCAGCTTTATGATAGGAATCCCCTCCCGGTGGTCCCGTGAAATATGAGGAATCCTAGTAGATATGAAGGTTAGCAAAGGATATTCTCTGGTAGGCCTGCTCCTTGTTCTTGTCTTCGCCGTGGCGTTCCTCCCTGTAATCCGACGCACCTTTGCGCGTTCATTCCCCGAAGGCTTCCAGGCCAGTGGGGGGTTTGATTCTCGCAAGGGCGACTGCAAGGGTGTTACATGTAGCGAGGGTGAATTCTGTCAGGAGAATGTCTGCCGCCCTGTGATGGCACCTATTACGAATAATTACTTCCCTGGTAAATAATACAGAATCGTATCACAGAATAATAAATAAAACTTCTACAAGACGTTTTATTTATTAAGAGGAGGAGCTTCTAAAAATATCCATAGGCTCTCTCAAGGCCCAAATGAGAAATAGCGTGAACACCGATAGTAACAGAAAACAATAAGACTAACACGAGCATACGATAGGGGTCAAGGTTGCGCAGCTTATTCGTAAAAAATAAATATATCGCCAGAAACATCAATGCTCCACTGAGAATATGCGCAAGAATGGATGGGTGCATTATACTTATTACGCAGAATTTCCAGAAAGATCCTTCACTGTTTTACGGGCCATTGCAAGATCGGCAGGTCCCACGGAACTGAACATATCCGAGAATGATTCCGGTGAAGAGGTTTCATCCGAAATCATTTTCACACCCGCCTCCTCGGATCTCTTCGAAGTGTGCCTGCCACGCTGCTCCTTTTGGAACTGCTCGCGCTGCTCCTCATTCTCCTTATACTTCTTCATCAATGTATTCAGTTGCTCCTCGGCATATTCTTGCTCACCAATCTCGCTGGGCTCCGGATCCCATGGAAGCCATTTCCCGACTTCGCCTACAAAGATATTATGAAGTGTATCTTGGCGCTGGAGCTTCTTGGATCGGGCCACCGCCTCGCCTTGTGTCCCATAGACACCGCGAATCTTCAGACCACGAACCGTCGTTCGGAAATCGTTCTGTGCGTAAAATTCATCCTCCATCTTTGTCCTATTCGCAAACAGGAAGTCGTCATAGAGTTCCTTGAGCTTTGACTCTTTTAGCTCATGCTCATTGGTCTTTACAAAGTTGTGATAATCGTCCATGAGGGTATCCAGGCGGATTTTAGATTTACGACATATCTCTGATGCGCCGCTGAGATCCTGTTCTAGAAGTGAATCAGCTTCTTTGTCGAGTTTTGCGTTAATCCCAGTCACAAGGTTCATGAGATAGGCCTCCAGATTCTTTGTCCGGCTCTGGAATTCGTATGTTTTGATAAATTGGTTGAAAAGGAATACATCCTTATTTGCAAGGACCTTCTCCGGACTGAGGAAACTTAGGAGACAGAACCTCTGTCCTGGGATCTCAACATCCTCTTCCAGAAAATCCTCGTGCGCAGGGCTTGACATTCTGTAGTAGGCAAGAGGCTTTGCTTTAGATGGAAAAAACGCAGGAACTCGGAAAAAATCTCTATGTGAAATATAGAAGTTATGGACGCCACATCCGAGATACTGAATCGCATGATCAAATATTTGGTGGAGGGTCTGTTTGTGGCAGTGGCTGCGATCTTTGTTCCTCGTCACCGACTCCCTTGGGATGAGATCCTCACCCTGGGTGTAGTGGCCGCGGCTGTTTTCGCCATTCTGGATGTGGTGAGCCCCAGTATTGGAGCTACGGCACGCCAGGGCGCTGGGTTCGGTATTGGCGCCAATCTCGTCGGCTTTCCAGGTGCCCGCCTGTAAGGCGAGTATGGAGTCAATACGATATATTCCCAAGACTTTCGTCAAAAGATCCTTGCTGAATGACTGCCAAGCTCTAGATTCATAGCTGTACCACTGGGTGCTCAGCGATAAACATATCACGATATCCCTTAATAGGTTTAATAGCATAGCCGATCTGTTCCAGATACGAGAACAGTTCAGCCTTCAGTTTCTTCGCCGGCACCCCCTCGGCCTCCTTCCAGTCACCCCAACACTCAAAAAGAATATTGGGATATCCATTGCATGCCAAGGTCTCCTCTGCTCCCTTCAGAACTTCCAGTTCAAATCCCTCCACGTCCATCTTAATAAAACCGACATTTCGGAGGCGGAAGGAGTCCAGAGTCCTCACCTCTACTGTCAGCGACTTCCGCTGATTATCCGCCTCCGAGAGATACTGTATGCCATTCCCACCACCATCCTCCGATCGGATGTAATATTCTGTCTTTCCTTCTGAAGAGCCCAGGGCAAACGGATACACGGATATCCGCTCTTCAAGTCCCTGTAGAGCTACATTCGCGGCAAGATAACAAAATGTCTTTGGACTGCATTCAAACGCGTAGGTGTGCCGCGCCTTCTTACCACACGTCCACGCATATGTCCCAACATGCGCGCCAATATCTATAAAGTCCTTATCAGGTTTCATGAAGGTTTCTGTGACCCAGTTTATGAGTGAACGCTCCGCGATTCCAGATTGATAGAACCATTTTGCCACAGATAACTCTGGAAACAGAATGAGCTGCCGTTCCTTGTAATCAGCTGCGGCGGTAGGAAGACGTAAAAACAGCGGATCATCCGTTGAGGCGCTGCCTTCACGTAGTAAATACATATAGCTTTAATATTTATAGAGCTTTATGTGGCAAATTTCCATATATATTATACCATGTGCTTTTTTTATTCCTTAGATATAAAACACGTGACGTATAGCGACAATCTCAAACACTACGAATAAATTGCCATGCCAGATCGAGGCATATCTTCTCCCAGATCTTATCTTGAACATAGAGCTTGTCGCGATTCTTCAAGAGCGGAAAGGAAGAGAGATATTCGTCCAGTTCCAGCAACTCGCAGAATTTGTAAAGAACATAGGAATACGAAAGAAAATTGCTCCTGTCTTTGGGGCAATTTTTCTGAAAAGATGGCTGAATCTCTTTGAACATGTATCGCAACTTTTCCTCCACTTCTCTGCTCATCACTGGTGCGTGTTGCCCATTCAAGCGGTTCATAATATGCGGCACATGCTCGTAATATTTGTTATACTTGAGCTTTTTCAAAATCTCCCGCACCTTCTGGCGTGAGAGTGTTCTATAATCAAGAATACGCTCCTTTTTGAGTTCGGCGCAAATGGCCTCGTAGACTTCTTGTGGAATCTCCGTGCTTTCCTTGGCCTGGAATTGCGCCAGCCATTCATTAAAATGGTTAATACGTTTATAGGCGTAATAGGATACTTCGCGCGGGGGATCCTTATAGCTGGGTTTATCCGAATCAACGAGAACAAATTCCTGATATCCACATTCCGTACATGTGAAGACGGCCTCATTCGCGCTAAATATCATCTCCTTCTGACACTTGTCACATTCCCCATATGGATCATTCTCAATTTCGTTGGATCCGCGGACATGTTCAGGGTGAACCATTAGTAAATATTTTTCTAATAGTTTGTCCCGCCCTTGCTGGCTTCCTTGCGGCGTAGTGCTTACAATTCGTGTTGGATTTTCTGTCGCAGCGGCGGATTCTAGAGCTGCTAGAACAGACCCAGGCTTCGATGCGACTCGTTTCATAAGAGGCTCCTCGCCTTTCTGGATTTTTTCCTGAATTTCATAATAATCATACAAGATATCACCGGTGTTTAAAAAATAGTCATATAATTCATTTCCTCCATTACGTTTTTCTATTTCTTTTTCCAGATCTTTTATACGCTTTTGAAACTGTTCATATACGACCTCATCCCGTGTTTCACGACATGATTTCTGTAGTTGAGACATTTCCTCCCTCAAAGATTCAATATCTTTTTCACGATCAAGCATATTTTGGACTCGAAGGGTGTGAAGCGAATCCAGCGTAGTTCTAGCTTCAGGATTGCTCCGTTTCGTGGGACGAATCTTAAAAAATGCATCCTCTGATGTCATTCTTCATTTTGTTGAGGATGTTCGTTTAGGCTATATTCGGCTGCGCGCTCTCTCTCTAAAAAAAGAAGTCCCCGGCAGACCCCGTAAAATAGTCAAAAAAAGGGCGAAAAATTCAAGATCTCCCCGGCTTCGCTAAAAATCTCCTGCCCCCGTGAAATTTATTTCTTGTGAAGGGGTATAAACAAATGACGGGTGGCGGTTTGATGCAGCTTGTAGCTTATGGCGCACAGGATGTTTACTTGACTGGGAATCCCCAGATTACCTTCTTCAAGGTGGTCTATCGTCGTCACACCAACTTTGCCATGGAGTCCATTGAGAACCCCTTCAACGGGTCTCCTGGCTTTGGCAAGCGTGTGACCTGCACCATTCAGCGCAATGGTGACTTGATCCACCGCATGTACCTGCAGGCCACTCTGCCTCAGGTCACCCTCCAGACCAGCGATGGCTCTGGTGCCCAGTTCCGCTGGCTCAACTGGGTGGGCCACAACCTTGTCAAGTCCGTGGAGATTGAGATTGGTGGCCAGCGCATCGACAAGCACTACGGCAACTGGATGCACATCTGGAATGAGCTCACCCAGGAGGCCGGCAAGCAGGGTGGCTACGCCAAGATGGTTGGTAACGTGCCCGTGCTGACCAACCTGCTGGTGCAGGGTGGTGAGCCTTGCGACGATGACTGCGCCGGTGGGGAGCCCAACACCTCCAACGAGCAGGTCAACTGCGCCCCTGCCTACACCCTCTACATCCCTCTCCAGTTCTGGTTCTGCCGCAACCCTGGTCTGGCTCTCCCTCTCATTGCTCTCCAATACCACGAGGTCCGCATCAACTTGGAGTTCAACGACCTCCGCAACCTCTGCTGGGACGTCACCCCTCAGATCACCTCCAACTACCACACCATCCGAGACCGCGTGGCCGCCGCCAACCTCCAGGCCGCCTCTCTCTACGTGGACTACATCTACCTCGACACGGACGAGCGACGCAAGTTCGCCCAGGTGTCTCACGAGTACCTCATCGAGACCCTCCAGTTCACGGGCGCCGAGTCCATCACCTCCTCCGCCAACAAGCTCAAGCTGAACTTCAACCACCCTTGCAAGGAGCTTGTGTGGGTTGTGCAGCGTGATTCCTTCGTGTCTTGCGATGACACCGTGGTGAACGCCTGGAAGGGTCAGCAGCCCTTCAACTTCTCTGACTGGTGGGACCGCTCCGTGCTGGAGTCTGGTTACTCCGTCACCCGCGTGGAGGGCATGGCTGGCAAGAACCCTTGCGTCACTGCCCTTCTCCAGCTCAACGGCCACGACAGGTTCCAGGTGCGTGAGGGACGCTACTTTAACGAGGTCCAGCCCTACCAGCACCACACCAACGTGCCCGCCGTCGGTATCAACGTGTATTCCTTTGCCCTGCAGCCTGAGCAGCACCAGCCCAGCGGGACCTGCAACTTGTCCCGTATTGATAACACCACTCTGCTTCTGACCGTGTCCAACAACGCCGTTGGGTCTGTCACCAGCTCCTCCGTGTATGTGTTCGCCACCAACTACAACGTTCTCCGCGTCATGTCTGGTATGGGTGGTCTTGCATACAGCAATTAAAATTCTGGGAATCCTCCCAGTCCTTTGCGGCTATTTGTATTGTGTTTTGTATATTTTTAGCGCGTGATTAAAATTTAAGAATATAAATCATCTATATAAGGTAGAACCTTCTACAGATGGGATTATTGAGTTGACGTGGAAGACCATCAGGTGATATAATTTTCAAACCGGCACTTTATTGTGGATTATCTTTTTTAGTTTCTTCAACATTTTCATTATCACTATTAAACCATTCAGTCGTATCATAATTATTATCAAAATCATCAAGTTGTTCAGACACAAATTTTTCTACAAACTCAAGAAGTTCATCAAGTTCATAATCATCATTCTTTAACGAAATAAAAGAATTAATCGCATAGATTATATTTTTACCAGCAAACCATAATTGTCCCTTTATTTCATCAGTTATATAATCCCCAAAGTGCTCTTTAAATATATCCTGATAGCCATAACCAAACTCCATATCGGCTTCAAAACTTAACCACGTATCAAACATTCTTTCATAGTTTTCTGAAATACAATCTCTACAATATGAAATGAGTGAATTTCTAACCAACTCAAACTTCTGCTCATACGCCATTTGAATATTATATGTGTATAACATTTAAGTGTCGGTTTGAAATGCCCGTTGGTCTAAAATAATACTATTATTTATTAAATATGATGATAGCCCTTGTAACACTCGCAATTGGCGATAGATACTTGGAAATATATTCCCGCCTGTTTCGTGCCTCACAAGAAGCCTACGCGAAACGCCATGGGTATGAATTCAAAGTAATAACCGAATATTTAGACGATGATCTCATGCATAAAGATCTTGTAAGTTTTCAAAAGGCCCTAGTATTTTCACAGCCATGGAGCTATGATTACGATATACTTATTTTCATAGACGCAGATATTTATATACGAGCCGACTCGCCACCCATACACACCGTGGCAGATTTCACAGAGAAGATTGGTATCGTAAATGAATTCGCCCAACCTACAAAAGAACTACGGCTTGCCATGCAAGCAAGATGTGGATGGGAAACAAGCGCCACAGACTATTACAAATTATGTGGAATTCATCTGGAAACGGATGTCGCTCCGAACTCGGGCGTGATGATTGCTCGCCCTGCGATTCATGGAGAATATTTAAGAAAGATATATGAAACATACAAGGAAACTGCCATACATCATCCGAGAGGATATATATATGAACAGACAGTTATAGGATATTGCCTGGTGCGGGATGCCAAATATGTCTGTATTCCGAATGAATGGAATGGACTGTGGATGATTAACAAAATAATTTATCACGAGAAAGAGCTTCCTGCATTTATTGGGGAGACATATTTCACACACTTGGCTGGGAGTTTTCAATTTGACAAACTGTATGACTTTCTTTGCGCCCAATCCACCCCGGTGTCTAACCCCGCCCACAATAGGAATGGGGAAGGTATCGTATAGAACAGTGGGTGTCGCAACAATAGGGAGTATTCTCTTTAAAGGAATGTTAATAGAGTTTGTCTTTGACAGCGCGGATCTTCCCACAGTCAAAGAACACACATGGCATTTCGCATCTGGAAACTATATTGCCACATCTGTGAAAGTAGATGTATCGGGCGGCGAAATCAAAAAGCGGGAAGTCTATCTACACAACTTTTTAATGAAACCCGGACCCAGCCACATTGTTCAGCACATTAGTAAAAATGGCCTTGATAATCGGCGTGAAAATCTGAGATGTATAGATGCATCCGTGGCTACGACGGGACATGCGAAGAAAAAGAGGAATGTGGAGCTGCCACCGATGTGTGGTATTAAACCGGAAGATATTCCGAAACATGTATGGTATGTACAGGCGAACGGATATCACCGTGATCGCTTCGCCATTGAATTCAAGACAGAGGGGATTTTATGGAAGTCTACGAGTTCGAAAGAAGTGAGTCTCCAGGAAAAGTTGGAACAGGCCACGGCGAAATTAAAAGAGCTGTATGAACTCTATCCGCATTTGGATCCGAAACGGGAGGAGGAGAAGGTGGAGGCCTTAGACAGGAGCTTCAAGGAGATTCTTGCGACGACTCCATAACAACTTCCAGCGGGGCGGCATATTCACTATACGGCACAGCGGCGGAAGTGGGTCGGTCAAGTCCGAGCAACATCTGTAGAGCCTGAAAACGCCGATCCACAGGAGAACCGTTCAAACCCCGTGAAATCTGTTTCCAGCGCCATTCAAATTGGAGAGCTGCCCGATGATCTGGGAACCCGCGCACATGGCACACGCGCTCCCAGACGCGTCCATGAGTCGCTTTTGCTCCACCGGATTGAATCCCATTGTGCTGTCGTAAGCGTCTGTCCAGATCCGGCGTAACACCTACATATGTCTTTTGAGAGCCTTCGTCGCAGGTTTTCAAAAGATAACAATTCCAGCCGGCAACTTCCATCTGATATACATATAGATGGAGTTCAAAGCCTCCGCAGATGATATCTTTAGGCTCGGTGATATTGGCGACTATAAACAGGCGGATGATATATTGCCTATTGCGTCGGCCACCGTGATTGCTATTAACTTTGCCACTATTCTTACACGCCTGGGTGTAATTGGTGGGAATAGTCTGAATGCTTATTTTGACACGTTTGGCCTGGAAGGTATTCTTGCGAATACGAGCTTGATTGTTATCCTATTTCAAGTGGCCCGATGGGGCTATACGCGATTCTATACGGAAACGGGGCATGCGTGGTCTCCTTTTGTATTCGTATGCGCTCTTATTGTGGTTCAGCTTATTCATGATGTCTTATTTTATTACGGTGCCATTAATTTGATACCTTCAGGGAATAATGAAATGATTGATGCTCTTAAGAAATATTCGAAAGAACATGGTCCCCGGGCCCTCGCAGCACACGCGGCTTTCTTAATCTTTGTAGGCGCTCTTGCCATGTTTTTCAAGGAGCGAAGCATGATATTTATATTTATCACCGTATCCCTGTCGCTTTATATGCTTCCGTATGCGGTGACAACATTTGGCCCTAAACCGCCACCCCCACCTGCCCCGGAAAAGAAGAAAGAGAATCCGGATATGGCTGGATGGAACGGACCGAGATATTAAATCCTGCCATAGAATAGATGAGCGCAGAAAACGCTTCCTCGCCAACAGAGCAGGATGAATTTGGAAATCTTGTGAATAACAGTGGAGTTGCAGATAACTCGGCAGAAGTTTTTGCCAACAATGCTGCCAATAACTCGGCAGAAGTTCCTGCCAATAACATGGTGAACACTGCGACCAATAATATGGCCAACAATGCGGCCAATAACTCGGCAGATGTTCCTGCCAATAACATGGCTAATAACATGGCCAATAACTCGGCAGAAGTTCCGGCCAATAACATGGCCAATAACTCGGCAGAAGTTCCGGCCAATAACATGGCCAATAACTCGGCAGAAGTTCCGGCCAATAACAATGCGGCCAATAACTCGGCAGAAGTTCCTGCCAACAATGCCGAAGCAGAACTTGCCGCTAGTATGAATCAGGGTGAAAATATAGCTGTTCCTGCTTTACCTACGAAAAAGCCGATGAGTGCCACCGCAAAATCGGTTCTAGACGATCGCATGAAAACATTTGAAGATTTAAAAGCAGCTTATGCGAATACATTTGGTAATGCGCCCAAGGCACCCAAGGCCAAGGCCTATGAGGCATTCGCACTTCACAAGATTCGTAAAGAACAAGGTGAAAATGCGTTTCAGGCAAAGATGCAGGAATACATTGATAGAAATCAGGGGAAATTCGCATCTAAGACAAAAAAGGTATCATTTCCAAATGTCTCCGCGGCGAACAACTCTACTCAAAAGAAATCCGTGGGGGCATCTATGAAGGCCATGGGGGAATCTGTGAAGAAGCTTGTTGATTCAATGATTTCCTTGGCGCAAACGAATAGTGGAGAGGTATCTAAGAAGCACAGGAAAACACGGTCCAACAAGGGGAAAACGCATCGCCGCAGCAAGAAATGAATGAATTCATAAAATTGATACTGTGTTGTGCATCATGGGATGTTTATAAGATCATGTCGGCATTCTTGAATATCGTAAAACCATCTGAACCCTGTGGCACTATGCCCCAGAAGCTTGCGATGGAGTTAAAGTTCGCGTTAGACCCCTTTCAGCAACACGCCGTAGCTGCAATAAGCCGCGATGAAAATGTTCTCGTAACAGCGAAAACGGGATCTGGAAAGACTTTCGTAGGTGAATATCAGATTGCACACAGCCTGGCAAAAGGTGGGCGTGTCTTCTATACAACCCCTATCAAGTCACTCTCCAATCAGAAGTTTGATGATCTCAAGCGCATGTATCCGAGTGTGGGAATTATGACGGGAGATATTAAATATAAACCAGACGCCGATGTCGTAATAATGACCACGGAGATTCTCAGAAATCTCCTCTTTAAACATGATTCGGCGACGAAGAATCTGGGAATTACCGCGGCGCTGAGCCTGGATCGTCTAGATGCGGTGGTCTTTGATGAATGCCACTATATCAATGATCGGGATCGTGGGGCCGTATGGGAGGAGACAATGATTCTTCTCCCCCGCGAAGTGAATCTTGTTCTTCTTTCGGCAACCATTGAATCCCCTGAAATCTTTGCGAGCTGGTTGGGTGAATTGAAGCAAAAACCCATTCATCTCATTTCTACACAATACCGAATTGTCCCACTTCTCCATGCCGTGTATCAGGGGGATCAGCTCGTGCCTATTATGGACGCAAAAGACCGATTTGAGGCCCAGAACTATAAAGGGTGGCTCGGATGGCGAAAAGGGGAGTTGAAAATGGCGGAGGATCACAAGGCCTTGGTGGCCGATAGGAGGCGCGGAGGATATGAGGATGGACCTGTGAGCCGAAAGGGAGGTATCAAGGCATATAAACACCAGATGAATGAATTGGTGTCTCGCCTTCAGGAACAGAATCTTCTCCCAGCTCTCTTCTTTGTCTTCTCGCGAAAGGATTGTGAACGATTCGCAGAGAATTCGGAACACACCCTATTGGATTCTTCGGACACGGCCTCTGTAAAACATATTCTTGATTTCCACCTGCACCGGTATGGCGAGAATTTATTGCGCATGCCACAATACAATACCTTGCGCCCCTTGTTAGAACGAGGGATTGCCTTTCACCACAGTGGCCTGTTGCCTGTTCTCAAAGAAATCGTGGAGATTCTCTTTGGCAAGGGATTTGTGAAACTCCTCTTTGCCACGGAGACGTTTGCGGTCGGTATCAACATGCCTACAAAGACAGTGGTCTTTACTGCCTACAGGAAATATGATGATGCGACGGGGGGGCAACGCATGTTAAACACGGATGAATACATACAGATGGCGGGGAGGGCGGGGAGGCGCGGAAAAGACGACAAGGGGCTCGTGCTATATCTACCCGATAGACATCCGGAAGATTTGGAGGATGTGCGGCGAATGATGACGGGGGCGAAATCAACGTTTCAGTCCCGCATGACCTTTCACTACGACTTTCTACTGAAGACGCTCCAGTCGGGGAACTTGGATTGGATAAAGCTCCTTCACCAATCCTATTGGTATAAAAGACATCAGGCGCTCCTCGCAGGTGTCTCTGCAGAGTTGAAAAAGGAGGAGAAAGCCCTTGCGGAATTTACAGTGACGCCGGCAGAGTTAGAGGCTATGGAGCAGCGTGACGAGCTGGCCGCAAGATTGAAGGGGGCCGTAAATGCGGCGAAACGAGAGGCGCAGAAGGCATGGGGGGCTTGGGAGAATAGTCACATGGGGCCACGCTGGGGCGCCCTTGTAAAAGATGTCTGGCCGGCATATTGTGCAACACGGCGAAACATAGCGCAACTCATACGCGATCTGGATTCTATGGGAGATCCTACCGCGGGTGTGTGGCCGAGCCTACGGTCCCTGGGAGCAATGGGATTCTTAGAAGAGCCTGTTACCGACTTACGGCTCACGAGCCTGGGCACCATGGCGACAGAAATAAATGAGGGCCATCCTATTCTTATGACGCAGGCATATTCGCAGGGCCTATTGAAGGAGCTGAGCGCGGAGATGATTCTCGCCGTGCTGACCGCCTTTCTACAAGAGGGGAAGGAGATGCCTTCTCTCCAGTCATTGGATGTGCCTCAAGAAGTCATACACGCCCTAGAGAACATACAGAGAACAGCGAGCGAGAATCAGCGCTTTGAATTGAAACATCCCCCTCGCAATTCCTATTGGGAGTTGAATACGGCCTGGGTAGAGCCGGTATGGTTATGGCTTCAAGGTGCCACCCTACACCAGCTGTGTATGGACTATGACTGCTACGAGGGGAATTTCACGCGGCTTCTATCGAAAGTTGGAAATCTGTTAGAGGAATTGCGTTCTCTAGCAACTCTGGCCAAGGACACGGAGATGCTAGAAAAAATGCGGGGAGTGGAGGAAAAGGTCATGAGGGATATGGCGGTCTGTGATTCGCTGTATTTAAGGCTCTGATACCTCAAACTCAAACTTGGAATCGGCATATTTATGAAACGCGTGGAGAGACTTGTAGGTATAGGATGGAGGACTGGTGCCCTTCCATTTCGGCGTGTTTATCAGTGTTTCAACCCATTCTTCATTTTCACTGACTTTACAAAATGTTTTTCCCTTCCAAGGCCCTGGGTATGCAATTTTCCAGCTTGAAAACTGATCTACCGTTTTCTGTTTCAACTTCTTACAAGAGCGGCAATAGAAATCCTGTTTTTTGATACGTTGCATAATACAGCCAAGAGGTTTATCACATCCTTTACAATTCAACTTTGGGTTCAACCATCTCTGAACACAGTCTGATCCAATGATACATTGCTCCCTAGTGATTTTATTTATGATAAAGTAATTTTCTTCTATTTGATGCGTACATATACACTGAGATGCCGCTCCATGACACTTCATGGCAAGCTCCCATTCTTGTATGAAATCCCCCTTATTTATAGACTTTTTCCGCATCTCTCTCTCAAATATATCAGCGTAATAGGTAGCTTCTCCCATACGAATATCACTTATATTCCTCGCAAATCGAGTCAATTTTTTAGACCGCTGAACATTTCAA